GCATTGGCGCTCGAAAACTTAGAGCCTCTCTCCATGATAGGAATATAAGCCGGATCTGGACCGATACCGGTAGCCGAAGCAGGAACCATTACATACAGCGCTACCTCACCATAAACCGACGAAGCGCCGGGCTGCCTATAGCCTAGGGCGCGACCGTGGCGCATAATATTACCGCCCGCATATGCAGTATCTAAAAAACATTCATTAACATTGTAATCTAAATAAAAGTTAAGCTGATCTCCTACATATGCTACTGCATCGAGCATCAGCGCACCGAACGAAGCTTCACTAAAATCACGAAAGCTGTCTGGATAGTATCGTTGTGCAATTTGCATCAAATCAGCTCGTATAGTATTAAACTCTCTATGAGTGTAATCTATAGGCATGATTTTTTTACTGTTATTTGGCATAAAAATCCCCTATTTTAAATAGTAAGTGCAAGGAAATCCTGCAATCCTAAATTAGTAATGGTATATCTAATTTCAAGCGCTAAGACACCTGCATCTTTACTTTCTCCAAAGTTTACTGAATCAATTATAAGATTAGGCATATAAATGCTAACTTGTGAAATCAATTTAGACTCTATTTGAACCTGAACTGCGTCTCCATATTGTTCAAACAAAAACCCAGATAGTCCCACTCCAAAATTTGGCGCCATAACACGTTCACCCGGATTGGTTAGAATCAGCATCTTTAAATTTTGCCGATACATGTCTCTGAGGCTCCGAATCATAGTAAAGCCATCGGAGCTATTTCGAGTTACGGGAAGTTTAACGCTTATTGCTTTCATTGTAAAGTCCTTATTTAATTAGAAAATAATTTTATTTTCGAGCTGATTTGTCACATAAAGTTCCTTCAGCGTCGAAAGGATTGTTGGTTAATCTTCTCTTTTGTGATCTAGTCAACACATCAGTAACCTCTGCTGCGGTTTCGGGCTTGAGCTTGTTTCGAAGAGCCCGACGAGCAGCTTGAGAAATAGAAACTTTATCTAAATTCGTATCAGGGCCGCCGCGAGATCCCAAAGATGGGGCAAAGTTGTTTACCATCATAGAATGAAAGTTTGCTCCCACCGAATAATAAGCCCGATCCATACTTTCTTTGATTGCGTCCCGAGAGCGAGAGTATATTTCTCCATCCCACTCATCTAAACTAGTGACGCCTGCGGTGCTATTCAAAGTCCGAGTTAATAAATTCTCCCACTCATCTGAATCAGAGTATTCTACATTGTAGTTAGAATCAACAGAAACGCTGACTCCTGGCGTCGAGGTTGGATCAAGAGGATTATTAGTAATCTGCCCAATTGAAGGAACAAAGCCCAAATTATTATACATAGCCATAATAGAAATATGTTTTTTCACTGGGAATATATATTCAGTTATAAGTTTAAACTTTTCATCTTTTTTCAGCTTATTGAGCATGCACAGCAATTCATAGCTGTCTCCCTCAAGAGGAACAAACTGTTCAATTGATTTGTCTAAAACATCCATTTCTACCTGCACTAAAGGAACTTTAGCTATGGAATCTGATGGTGGGGTCATTTCTAAATTGCCTATTGGCGGCTTAGTGTAGGCCCATGAACCTTCAGTGTATAATGACATTTGCACACCATAACGAACTCCTAATTCACCCTTAAGGCCTATCGGCTCCTGGAGCCATTCTGTCGACGCAGGAGCAGCCAGCATCGATTGCCCTTTCTCGACAGCGGAAGTTCGATAAACTATGGCCAGGGTGCCTGGATAAACATCAGATATGTTTAAGGCCTTGTTGTTTGACATAATGATATCGTGCGCCTCGGTTGTTGAGTATTTAACACCGTCAATAGATATGTATTTTTCTAAAATAAAGGGGCGATCGCCGTCAGGGGTGGTAACCGTGTTAGCGCCCTCATAGTCAATCAAATCTCCAATGGGCACTATCATTTCTCCAGAAACTGGTTGGAGTCTGGGATGAGGCTCGTCTGTGTGAGTTTCTCCCATCATATATACAATTCCCGAAGGGCTTTCGTGTAGATGATAGTAGCCTACATAATCTTGTCCAGGGGAGATACCTAGGCTGGGCCATGAATCCGGAACAATAAATTCTCCACCATTAGTATAGTGAGTGGTGCCGGCATCGGTTGGCAGATTTCTAGCGGTTGCTTGGAGAGGCTTATTTAAAGCCGAGTCGAGATTACTCACGCACAACTCAGTTAAAAAATAATTAGCAGCATTCTCATAATCAGGCTCTAAATCAAGAGATTTCAAATTCTCTGTCAGCAAGTTTCCTACATAATCTAGTTCGCGTCTGACCATATCAGCTAAAACTATTTTAGCTTCTGTTTCGGTCGATCGAATAAAGTTTATTTTCTTGGCTTCTCTATATGCCTTAAGGGTTACAACACTTTTCGCTAATGGATTTCCTGCTCTGCGGAGGGCACGAAACTGTTTGCGGCTCGGGTATTTATATTCTTCTTGTCGATCGTTTAAGTAATTTAAAGCATCCAAGACGTGCTTGGGTACATCTACAATCTTGCCGTCATCTACTAAGCGACCATAAGTTTGCACAGATAGCTCTAAAAATCGAAACCAAAACTCATTGTCTGTAAATAAGCCTTTAAAGATCCGAGAGGTGCGGGCTGGAGATGATAAGACGCGCTCCATGTTCTCCGTAACGAAATGAGCATATAAAGGGCTGTAAAGATTATCAAAATCAGGTTTAAACTTTGTGACAGTCGCCAGAGATTTTATTAGATTAACGGCTGCAAAAATACGGCATGCTGATTGGATTGTTCCTTGAGCCTGAACGGTACCTTGGCGTGTTAATATTTTATTGTAAGGAAGTTCTACGGTGCACTCTTCGATAGCCACTCGATCGTCATCTGGGACGTCCTTATAAGCCTCCGTTGTTTCTTTGGTGATATCTTCGAAATTTATGACATCCGTAGTAGTGGGGGTGCACGCCGTGCTAGTGGGAAACAAGACATCTAAAAATCCAAGCCATCCTTGTGTTTTAAGAGGCTTAATATACAGATTAGGCTTCATATAGGTTCCACCATATTGATTTGGATCTAGATAAAGAACGCGCGCGTTGTCTCCATTTAAATACTGATCATAACTTACCCCCAACACCATATCGTCATTAGTTAATTTTTCTCCATCAATCTTGGCATCTTCATAAGCCGTTCCTCCTGATGAGTCAGTTTGGCCATTATTCACACAGTAAGATACCATATCTTCGTTCAGCGGATCATATTGCGCTCCGTAAAGCCAAGCTGCTGCATTATTATATACAACATTACTTACAGAGTCGTAAATAGCTTGCTGCGCACGATCATATACGGTTTTCAACTGATCGCGGGACTGATTATCGAGGCCGGCCTGTTCTATAATCTCTGTAAACAAAACAAAGGCTGGTGTATAACTTGTCCTAGACTCGAAGGCTTGTGCAAAATTCGGATAGTTCGCCAAATCGATGTTATCTAATGTGCTCTCGGTGGATAAAAACTCATAAGTCCTAGATCGGAGTGGCTCACCCATGGGCCCGGCGCCTTGCACAGCTAGCCATGACACGGCGCCGGCGGCGCCCATCGATTTAATACTAGAGGGGAAGCGAAGGCTATGTGCATAATCAGAATCCACCACCTTTATTCTTACATTGTCGCTGTATATATTAGAGGATTTAGTAATCTCTTGCTCTACACCAGATGCATCTGTAGCTGTGGTTTTTTCAATTTCGATCTCCGAGAAAAAAGCATCTATTTCGAAGCCATATTGAGGGTTGGTCCCGAGTAAATCAGAAAGTCCATTGTTATTGTCTGAGAAGGATAGCTTGATATCCGCTTGGTTTTTTCGAGCTTTACGCCTAAAAACTACTTCCTGTTGCTCGGGATCAATCCGAATAGTTGTTTTATAGCCAAAACGGGGAAGATCTACCTTTTGAACTCCTCCAAAAAGAGAAACTCCTAATTGCGCATATGTTTTAGTAATAATCTTGTCATCGCCAAAAGAATTGTTGCTGTTAAAAATAGCATTGGCGGGAAGCTGCTGTATTTGGTTTCTCAGCCATGGCGCTACGGTCGACGGAAGTTGGCCATATTGATCAGATCCCTCTCCTTTTATATAAAAACTTACATAATCCTGCTTCATTCCTGCCAAATCGTAATGTTTGGAAAGAGGGTTGCCCATCGTATCGCTCAAAATCATATTTAAAAATCCAGGACTATCGCCGCGATCGCTCATCATATCTTCTGCGAATGCAATGGCAATTCTATCTTGTTCGCCGCTCAAAAGAACACCGGTGGCTGTTACTGTCTCTTCAGGCTCGAAAGGCAACACTCCATTATCGCAACCCGGGTCCGACATGAATG